TAATTCGCGACCGCATTCTTTTCCTAGCGACAGAAATTTATGAATAGGTTTATTGGAAACACCGATCAATGTCAGTAAAACAGCCGAAATATACGATTACTGATGACACGCTGATTGGCAGCTCTGAAGCAATGCAGGAGATGTTGGATTGCTCCGTGATGATGTTGAGTAACTACCGCAAGGATGGCTTGCTAGTTCAGCCTGAGCGCGGGAAGTACGATATTGCTGCGAGTATCAAGACCTACATCAAAAGCCTGAAGAACAAATCCGGTGGTGATGACATTGACTTCCACACTGAGAAGGCTCGATTGACTAAGATGCAAGCAGACAAAGCTGAAATGGAAGTGCTTGAGCTGTCAGGCGACCTCGTAAGGGTTGAGGACGTTATCAAAGAGTTTCAATTACAGCTTATGGATATGAAGGGCAAGCTGTTATCCATCCCTTCCAAACTGGCTACCTTGGTCGCAGATATAGATAACCCTGCTGAAGCTGAAGACGTTATCAACACATACATCCGAGAAACCCTACAAGAGCTATCTGAATATGCAGGTAACAGGAGACATCAAGCACAGTCTAGCGAAAGCGATGGCAGTTCTGAGACCGCCACCGAAGCTGACGGTTAGCGAATGGGCTGACAAAGAAAGACGGCTTGATAGTCAATCTAGCGCCGAACCCGGAAGATGGCATACCTCTAGAGCTGAGTATCAGCGCGGAATGATGGATGCCTGTTGCGACCCTAAGAACGTAGAGGTTGTGATTATGTCTGCGGCTCAGTTAGGGAAGTCAGAGGCGCTGCTTAATATCATTGGCTACCATATAGACAACGACCCTAGCCCGATTCTAATGCTTCAGCCAAGTCTGGACATGGCGCAGTCATTCTCTAAAGACCGTGTGGCTAATGGATTGCTTGCGTCTACTCCGTGCCTTCAAGACAAGGTGAAATCTCCAAGGTCTCGTGACTCAGGTAACACAACGCTTCATAAGATATTCGCAGGTGGCTCTATCACGTTGGTCGGCGCTAACAGCCCATCAGGTCTAGCCTCGCGTCCTATTCGCTTGGTTCTATGTGATGAGGTGGATAGATACCCTACGTCAGCAGGATCAGAGGGCGACCCTATCCAGTTGGCTCGGAAACGTGCTTCAACCTTCTGGAATCGTCGCATTATCATGGTGTCTACGCCCACTAACAAGGGCGCATCTCGGATTGAAGACGCATTTGAGAAGTCTGACCAGCGAAGATATTACGTTCCTTGCCAGCATTGTGGTCATGAGCAAGTCTTAAATTGGTCAAATGTTCAGTGGGTTGACGGTAACCCAGACACAGCCAAGTACCAATGTGAGGAATGCTCTGCGCTTTGGAGTGACTCAGACCGCAGAAAGTCGGTCAAAGAAGGCTCGTGGGTGGCTACTGCGCCATTCAACGGCGTGGCTGGCTTTGCAATATCTGGCTTGTATAGCCCTTGGACACCATTGGCTGAAGGGGTAAGGGACTTCTTGTTGGTTAAGAAGAACCCAGAACAACTGAAGGTGTGGACGAATACCTATCTCGGACAGTCTTGGGAAGATCAAGGAGAATCCATAGACGAGTACAATCTGTTTGAACGCCGAGAGTCTTTCGACCAAAAAGTGCCTGAAGAGGTGCTATTCCTGACCGCTGGGGTAGACGTACAAGACGACCGACTAGAGATAAGCATTATCGGTTGGGGTCGAGACGACGAAAGCTGGGTGATAGATCATCATGTGATGTATGGCGATCCATCTACGCCTCACTTATGGACAGCTCTGGATACTCGAATCTTCAATACCTATCCAAGTCATGATGGTAGAGACCTGCCAATAAGGGCTACTGCTATAGATTCTGGCGGTCACTATACGAATAGCGTCTATTCTTACGCCAAAAGAAACGCAGGTCGTAGGGTGTTTGCTATCAAGGGTGTAGGTGGAGAGGGCAGGGCTATAGTAAGCAGACCTTCCAAGAACAACATCGGCAAATGCCCCTTGTTCCCAGTTGGTGTAGATACCACCAAAGACCTGTTATTCGCTCGCTTACGGATAGCAGATGAAGGGGCTGGTTTTATTCACTTCTCAGATGTATTGAATGAGGAATACTTCAAGCAGCTCACGGCTGAGAAGATTGTCACCAGATACCATAAGGGATTCAAGAAAAGAGTGTTTCACAAGACCAGACCTCGTAACGAAGCGTTGGACTGTTTTGTGTATGCAATAGCGGCGTATGCTATACTTGGCATCAATGTCAATGCCTTAGCAGACAAGAGGTCTAATGTAGAGGTGGTAGAACCTCCTAAGACTTTAAATCGGCAACCGTTTGTCCCTAGTTCGGGGCGCGGTTTTATCAATTCTTGGCGATAGGGACAGCCTATGTCTAATCTGTTTGATGCAACGCAAGCGCCTGAAGGTGAGCCGCTACAGATAGTTGCAGGGGACTTTGTGCAATGGAAGGTCTCAAATCTAGTAGATGATTATCCGACAGATAGTTATACGCTGGTTTACACTGCTAGGATATCTGGCGCTCGTGACGAATTTCAACTTACCGCCACTGGTCAATCTACTCATTATCTAATTACGGCATCGTCTACTGGCAGCTATACTGCTGGCACTTATGATTGGCAGCAAGAAATTGTTCGCAATTCTGATGCGGCTCGTATTACGTTAAAGCGCGGATCATGGAAAGTGCTTGCTGATCTTGATAATGCTGGCAGTGACCTCCGTAGCCATGCGGCGTTGATGGTCAGTAAGATTCAAAGCATCTTAGAGGGCAAAGCTGACTCTGATGTTGCGTCCTATTCAATTGCAGGTAGGTCACTGTCCAAGATGAGCTTTCAAGAGCTTACGGACGCAAGAGATTACTATCGCGCCGAATTTACTAAAGAGCAAGCCGCTGAGAATGCCAGAAATGGTAGGAAAGGCGCTTCTACGATTCAGGTGAGGTTTTAGATGGCGATTTTCGACATTTTCACGAAAAAAGCAAAGCCTGAACCAAAGCCGTTTAAACGTGCCTATGCTTCAGCTAATGCAGGTCGTTTGTTTGCTGACTTCAAATCCTCTGAAAGATCAGCAGATTCCGAATTAAGTCCAGTTCTCAAGGTTATCAGATCACGATCTAGGGATTTAGTACGCAATAACTCGTATGCAAAACGCTATATCAATTTGCTTAAGACCAACGTGGTTGGCGGTAAAGGGTTTAGCTTGCAGGTTAAGGCGCTAGATACGGTGGGTAAGCTCGATGAAACTGGCAATTCTGCTGTTGAAAATGCGTTTCTGCAATGGGCAAAGCTCGGTAATCCCACTGTAGACGGTCGAATCAGTTGGGTTGATGCTCAAAAGCTATGCTTGGAAGCGCTGGCGCGTGATGGCGAAGTGTTTATTGTGAAGCATCGTGGCAACAGCTTTAAAGACTCGTTTGCTATTGAGTTCATCGAAGCAGATCAGGTAGATGAAACTAAAAACGAGAAGCTAAGCAACGGCAATGAGATTCGTATGGGTATTGAGCTGAACCAGTTCAAGAAGCCGATTGCGTATCACTTTTTGTCGTATCATCCCGGAGATTACGATTTCACTACGATGAGTGTCGCTAAGAAGACGATTCGCATAGAGGCTGAGAAAGTCATTCATGTGTTTATGCCTTTACGCTCTGGTCAAACTCGTGGCGAGCCGTGGATGTCTCCTGCGATGGCGGGATTAAAACAATTAGGCGCATACATTGAAGCTGCATTGGTCGCAGCGCGTGTTGGTGCTAGCAAGATGGGCTTCTTTACAAGTCCAGCGGGTGATGGTTTTGTGGCTGACGATCTAGATGGGCAAGTGCCTATCATGGATGCAGAGCCTGGTACTTTTCATCAGCTTCCAAATGGCGTGGATTTCACAGCGTTTGACCCCAGCAATCCTAATAATGAGTTTGAGGGCTTCCATAAGTCCGTCCTTAAATCTATTGCATCTGCGTTAGGGGTTAGTTACACCTCTTTATCTAACGATCTTGAAGCCACTAGCTACTCTAGTATTCGCCAAGGCGCACTAGAAGAGCGTGACTTTTACCGCGATGTGCAGCAGTTCATGATTCAGCACTTTGTACAGCCTATCTTTGAAAGCTGGCTAGAAAGCGCAATGGAGATGAACACTTTCGGTATTCCGACTCGTCAATATCTTCGTTTCTCATCTGCTGCCGAGTTTAGAGGTAAGGGTTGGTCATGGATTGATCCGTTAAAAGAAATGAATGCCTCGGTCTTAGGACTTAAAAGCGGAATCTTATCTATTCAGGATGTCGCTAGTCAGTACGGTAAAGACGCTGAAGAGCTTATGTCTCAGATTGCACGAGACAAGCTGATGGCAGAACAGTTTGGCGTTAAGTACGCACTAGAGCCTTATGGCGCTCAGTTCGTGCCGCAAGAGCCTGATTTGACCGATGAATGATATGATATACTGCGTAACATTGCTGAAGAGGATTCAGAGATGACTGAAGTCACAATTGAAGATAACGTCGAAGAAACTGTAGACGAGACTGTAGCGCAAGTCAGCGAGAATATCGTTGAAGAGCCAGCAGAGGAAATCGTTGAAGAGCGCAAAGCTACTGTTGAAGTAATGCATCGCGCTATGTCTTTAGACGCATCGCCTATCAATGAAGAGAAGCGAACAGTACAAATTGCCATTTCATCCGAAGAGCCTGTGGTCAGGTCATTCGGTAATGAAGTGCTAGAACACACAGCCGAGGCGATTGATTTATCATTCCTCGCTTCAGGCAGAGCGCCACTGTTGCTGGATCATGACCCAGAGAAACAGATAGGCGTAATAGAATCGGTAGACCTTGATGGCTCGGCTCGTAGACTGCGAGCGACTGTACGCTTTGGAAAAGGCGCACTTGCTAGAGAGGCGTTCGATGATGTGCTAGACGGTATCAGAGCTAACATTAGCGTTGGGTACTCAATTAGCAAAATGCAAAAAGACACCAGAGACGGCGAAACGTATATCGCTAAATCTTGGATGCCTATGGAAGCAAGTTTAGTATCAATTCCTGC